TTAGATCCGGTTCTTTAGTGCATAGAGCATTTCGAGCGCACGGCGCGGTGTCATGTCGTCTATGTCCAGTTTAGCCAACTCATCCAGCACCGGATGCGGCAGGCTGGCGAACATGTCGCTTTGTTGCGGCGTCGCCGGTTTGCCCTTGGCGGCCGGTTTAGGCGCTTCATGCGGCAGAGCAGTATCTTCCAGGCGGCTCAGGTGCTCACGGGCGCGCACGATCACTTCGCTCGGCACACCCGCCAGTTGCGCCACGGCCAGACCATAACTCTGGCTGGCCGGCCCCGGCAGCACGTGGTGCAGGAACACGATGCGTTCGTTGTGCTCGGTTGCATTGAGGTGCACGTTGGCCACCAAGGGCTCGGCTTCCGGCAGCACGGTCAGTTCGAAATAGTGCGTGGCAAACAGCGTGTAGGCGCGCAGGTGCGCCAGTCGCTCGGCTGCCGCCCAGGCCAGGGACAGACCGTCGAACGTGCTGGTGCCGCGACCCACTTCGTCCATCAGCACCAGGCTGCGCTCGGTGGCGTTGTGCAGAATGTTGGCGGTTTCGCTCATTTCCACCATGAAGGTCGAGCGCCCACCGGCCAGGTCGTCGCTGGAACCGATCCGGGTGAAGATCCGGTCCACCAGCGACAGTTCGCAGCTGGCCGCCGGCACGAAGCTGCCGATATGCGCCAGCAGCACGATCAGTGCAGTCTGGCGCATATAGGTGGATTTACCACCCATGTTCGGGCCGGTGATCACCAGCATGCGGGTGTTGTCATCCAGGCTCAGGTCGTTGGCCACGAACGGCGTGGTCAGTACCTGCTCGACCACCGGGTGACGACCCTGGGTAATGCGCATGCACGGTTCGCTGACGAAGGTCGGGCAATTCAGGTCGAGGTTCAGTGCTCGTTCGGCAAGGTTGCTCAGCACATCCAGTTCAGCCAGCGCGCCAGCGGTGTCCTGCAACGGCGGCAACTGACTGATCAGATCTTCCAGCAGCGCTTCGTAGAGCATTTTTTCGCGAGCCAGGGCGCGGCTCTTGGCCGACAACGCCTTGTCTTCGAACTCTTTCAGCTCAGGCGTAATGAAGCGCTCGGCGCCCTTGAGGGTCTGACGACGGATGTAGTCCGCCGGTGCCGATTCAGCCTGCTTGCTCGGCAGTTCGATGAAGTAGCCGTGGATGCGGTTGTAGCCGACCTTCAGGTTGGCCAGGCCGGTACGAGCCTTTTCCCGCGCTTCCAGATCGATCAGGAACTGGCCGGCGTTTTCGCTCAGCGATTGCAGCTCGTCGAGTTCGCTGTCGTAGCCGGTTTTCAGCACGCCGCCGTCACGGATGACCGCCGGTGGGTTGTCGATGATGGCTTTTTCCAGCAGCGCTGCCAGTTCGGGGTAAGTGCTGGTGGTGGTCGCCAGACGTTGCAGATGCGGCGCTTCCAGATCGGTCATCGCCACTTGCAGTTCAGGCAGGGCGCCAAGTGCATCACGCAGGCGGGCAAGGTCGCGAGGACGGGCATTGCGCAGGCCGATCCGCGCCAGAATCCGCTCGATGTCGCCGATTTCCTTGAGCTGCGGTTGCAGGCTTTCAAAGCGATAGCGGTCAAGCAGGCAAGTGATCGAGGTCTGGCGTGCGAGCAGTACGGTCAGGTCGCGTAGCGGACGGTTCAGCCAACGGGTCAGCAAGCGGCTGCCCATGGCGGTCTGGCAACGGTCGACAACCGATTGCAAGGTGTTGTCGCGGCCACCGGCCAGGTTGGTGTCGAGTTCCAGGTTGCGGCGGCTGGCGCCGTCCAGCACCACGGTGTCGTCCAGCCGTTCATGACGCAGGCTGCGCAGGTGGGGCAGGGCGGTACGCTGGGTTTCCTTGGCGTACGCCAGCAGGCAACCGGCGGCGCCGATGGCCAGGGTCAGGGTTTCGCAGCCGAAGCCTTTGAGGTCCTGGGTGGAGAATTGCTGGCAAAGACTTTTCAGCGCCGAATCACGCTCGAAATCCCACGGCGCGCGGCGACGAACGCCACGGCGTTTTTCCGCCGGCAGATCTTTTGGCCAGTCATCCGGGATCAACAGCTCGACCGGGTTGACCCGCTCAAGCTCCGCCAGCAGGTTTTCCCAGCCCTTGATCTCAAGCACCGTGAAGTTGCCGCTGGTGATGTCCAGTACCGCCAGACCGAACAGACGCTCGTCCCCCAGCACCGCCGCGATCAGGTTGTCGCGACGCTCATCAAGCAGTGCCTCGTCGCTGACCGTGCCCGGGGTGATGATCCGCACCACCTGACGTTCCACCGGGCCCTTGCTGGTGGCCGGATCACCGACCTGCTCGCAGATCACGACCGACTCGCCGAGCTTGACCAGTTTCGCCAGATAACCTTCCGCCGCGTGATATGGAATCCCGCACATCGGAATAGCCTGCCCCGCCGATTGCCCACGGGCAGTCAGGGTGATGTCCAGCAACTTGGCCGCCTTCTTCGCGTCTTCGTAGAAGATCTCGTAGAAGTCGCCCATGCGGTAGAACATCAGCTGGTCCGGGTGCTGATTCTTCAGGCGCCAGTACTGCTGCATCATCGGGGTGTGGGAGGACAGGTCGGAGACGGCTTTATTCATCGGATTGTCAGGTAACTCGTTGGAAGGTGTGGGGCAAAAGCGGGGCAGTCGCCGGGCTTTTCCGCGATGGGCGCAAGGTTACCATGGGCGGTCTGTCGGACGCAGGCATCGCGGCCGGGTGACAGCTATCTGGCGTAAAAAGCTCGATTATGCACGATTTATGCAAATCAGCATTTGTCTTCCCGAAAAACTTCAAGCACTATGCGCGTTATGCAAAAACGCAACGTATCCTCCGTCTTAAGAGCACTGCTCGATCAGCACGGGATCTCCCCCACGGAGCTCCACCGTCGCACCGGCGTGCCTCAATCCACTCTCTCGCGGATTCTCAGCGGGAAGATCGTCGATCCTTCGGATAAACACATCTCGAAGATTGCCGAGTACTTCGCCGTGAGCACCGATCAGTTGCGCGGGCGCGCAGATGTTGCGCCGGTCGCCGGCGGCGGGCGCGAGGAGTTGCATTCCGAACTCAAGGACATAAGCCTGTGGGACGATGACACGCCCGTCGATGACGACGAGGTGTCGGTGCCCTTCCTTCGCGAGGTTGAATTGGCTGCTGGATCAGGAAGATTCGTCATCGAAGAGAGCGAACGCTCTAGCCTGCGCTTTGGAAAGCGCAGCCTGCGCCATAATGGTGTGCAGTTCGACCAGGCCAAATGCGTGACCGTACGGGGCAACAGCATGTTGCCGGTGCTGCGTGACGGCGCCACTGTCGGTGTCAACGCGGGCAAGTGCGGGATCGGCGACATTGTCGATGGCGACCTTTATGCGATCAATCACAATGGTCAATTGCGGGTGAAGCAGCTCTATCGCCTGCCTACCGGTATCCGCCTGCGCAGCTTCAATCGCGATGAGCATCCGGACGAGGACTACAGCTTCCAGGATATGCAGGAAGAACAGATTGTCATCCTCGGTCACGTCTTCTGGTGGGGCATGTACGCCCGATAACGACCCCTCTCTCAGACAAAACCCGCCCATGGCGGGTTTTTTTTCGCCAGTAGAAAAGCGGACAACCCTTGATTGGCGGGGCTTCCATGCATCCGCGCATTTCTTGTGCATAAATAAATGCATTTACGCATTGACTGGATATGCATACATGCATATTCTTGCCACCAAGCCGCTCGACAAAGCGGCTGGCAACAACAGCTCTTTAGTTCCACAAGAACAGGCAGCGATGAACCGGCCTCAACGGTTCAGAGGGTTGGCAACTGACCCGGGTGTGCAGCGTAAAGCACCAGAAGCAGTTATCCGGCGGGCAGGGACCGCGGTCGGAAAAACAATTTGAACGGACTCGTACCGCGCCAGTAGCGCCGAAAAGTCAGCGTCCTTCACGTACACAGGATTGAAGGAAGGCAAAGGAGTGCATTACTGAAAAGCCCGGCGCATTGCCGGGCTTTTTGGAATGCTCCTCTGAGCAGATCACCTGCAATGAATATTGTGCAGAGCAGGGCCTGGTTAAACAGACAAAGGGAAATTGGAATGAATCGTTATGCATTTATGGAGTTGATGGCTGGGTACAGCTTTTATGTGGTCAACCAAATCGTGGAGGCTGAAAGTCAACCGCCATTTCCTACACAGGGAGGAGCGATGGACTACTGGATGGATGTCACCGCAAATCCAGAGGTTCAAGTTGGTTTGATATACAGGTACTCCGGCTCGGCCCCGGGCTTTTTTGAACCTGTTTACGGGGACTACCTGGCCATTGCCGCTGCACGCAAAAAGCAGCGTTTTATTATCGCAGCCGAATGGCTGACGTATAACCCGCTGCAATACCGGGTAGAGCTGGGTGCCGCAACCCCGGCAGAGGTGACGCAGTGGCAAGCCTACAAACAGTACATCGTCGACCTGACCGAGATTAACAATCAGGCCGGTTATCCAACGGCGCTCCACTGGCCGGTTGCTCCTTTCTGAGTCACTCGCCTCAGCGCGTGCGCAACTGAAGAGCCTGGCCTAAGTGCCGGGCTTTTTGGAATGCCTGCCAGGTTTCATCACGGCATTCATCTGGATCAACAAAAAACCAAGGAGTTAAACCATGAATCTCTATGCGCTGGTTGAATACAGCAAAGTCACCCAACTGAGAGAAAGTGAGGTCATCCCGGAAGCGCCAGCTTCGCCGACGTCCTTTTGGGTTGATGTCACCGGTAATAGCGAAATTCGCGTGGGTTGGTCGGCGACCTTTAATGAGGTCTGGACATTTACCCCACCTTCCGACGAAGACCTGCGCAACGAAGCCGAGCAACAGAAATGGCAACTGCTGAATTTCGCCGCCAACTGGCTGCTAATGAATTCCCTGCAGTTCAAAGTGGACCTCGGCGTCGCTTCGGCCGCGGACGAGGCTCAGTTGTTGGCGCACAAGCAGTACTCGATTGCCGTCAGCGACATCGATAAGCAGCCGGGTTATCCGGCAAATATTGTCTGGCCAGTAGCTCCTTACTGACAGCCTTGCGATGTTAACTGGCCGGGTGCGACTGTCCCAAGCGCTCTGTCAGCTCAGTTATCGAGAACGCATTGCTGAAAAGCCCGGCCACCGCGCCGGGCTTTTTGGAATGCCTGCCTCGAGAGAAAACGTTTGAACCCAACACACACCACTCATCCATCACACCAGGAGGCGTGACATGACAAACGAGCAACAAGCGTTGGCGGACATGCCGATCTGGCTGGTCATCCTGCTTGCCGTGGCGGGCGGGGTCTCCGGCGAAATGTGGCGCGCCGACAAGGACGGCGCCCGCGGCTGGCCACTGCTGCGCCGGCTGGCCCTGCGCTCCGGCGCCTGCATGATCTGCGGCGTCTCGGCGATCATGCTGCTGTACGCCGCCGGCATGTCGATCTGGGCCGCCGGCGCCTTCGGCTGCCTGACCGCCATGGCCGGTGCCGACGTCGCCATCGGTCTCTACGAACGCTGGGCCGCCAAGCGCATCGGCGTCTGCGAAGTACCTCCGCGCGACCCACAGTAACCCCTTCACTTTCTTGTCTCGCTGCACGCCGTGCGGCGGGACTGCGCGTGGACATTTGAAAAGGAGGTCATGCATGCCCGCACCGATCCGGCAGCCATCGCAGCTGTTCACGGCGATGGCGACTGCCTTGCGCAATAACGTTGACCTGAACGTGCAAGTCGGCAATCGCGATGACTTTACGGCACCCGGCGACAAGGCCTGGGTGTTGATCGATATCGAACGAAATGCACCGGGAGAGCGGGCAGCCAACGGGCGGATTGCCCATGTGCTGACGCTGTCGCTGCAGGTCATTCCGGCAGTTTCCGCCACGGCGTTTGTTGCCTGCGACCTGATCGCCGCACTGAAAAACCTGATCACCGACAACCGCTGGGGCCTGCCCGGCGATCAATGTGATCTGCCGATGAACATCGATGGATTGCCGTCCTTGCTCACCCGTGCTGATCAACAGAGCAAAGCCTGGACGCTGTCGTTCAACCAGACCCTCTACCTGGGCCCGACCTTGCTCGACGACCCGCTCGGCACACCGAAATTCGCCCGCACCTGGGAAGTCAGCGACATCGACGACCCCGACCAATACACCTCGCTGGAGGCCTGACCGATGTTCGACGCAATACTGCGTATGCAACTGGGGCCGATCATCGAACGCCTGGCCGAGATGGAAGCGGAGATCGAAGACCTGCACCGACGCGCCGAGAGTTATTGCCGCATCGGCATCTGTCAGGAAGTCGATGCGGCGAGCAATACCTGCAAGGTCAGCCACGGAGGATTGCTCACCCCGGCCATCAAGTTCTTCAACCCGAGCGCCGGCGCACAGAGCGAGTCGCGGATTCCGAGCGTTGGCGAACAGTGCCTGCTGTTCAACTACGGCAGCGGCGAAAGCGGTGCGCAAAGCGTGGCGTTGTTCGGCTTGAACAGTGATCGGTTTCCACCCGCTGCCACCGTCCCCACGCTGACGCGACGGGTGCATGTCGATGGCAGCGAAAGTGGCTACGACGATGCCTCTCACACCCTGCACTGGCAAAACGGTCCTGTGGCTTTCAGCGGTTCTCGCGAATCCCTTGAGCTGAGCATCGGCCCCGCACGGCTGGTGATGACGCCGCAAGCGATCAACCTGCAACTGGGCGCTGTCGGCCTGACGATCGACGCCTCGGGCGTGCACTTCAGCGGCCCGCTGGTGGATCACCAGGGTCGCGTCATCAGCCCCTGAATCAAGAGCCTCCCATGATCGGAATCGATAGAAACACCGGGGCCACGGTCGACGACTGGCTGCAATTCGTGCAGCGCGCGACCCGGGCCCTGACCACGCCTTTGGGCACACGGCAGAAGCGGCCCTTGTACGGGTCGCTGATCCCCACGCTGCTGGGACAGAACCTCGGCGATGACGTTCTGCTTCTGGCGCAAAGCCACGCCGCGCAAGCGTTCTACAACGCACAGAACGGCATCGGCGATTTCCAGCCGCAAGTGATCGTCGCCAGCCGTCAGGGCGCGGGGTTGCTGCTGCGATTTGCCGGCACCTGGAAAAACCGCCAACAGACTTTCGAGGTCGTGACATGAGCATGTTGATCCCTGGTCAGAACCAACTGGCCGAACCCTCACTGATCAAGGTCGAGGCCTTCGAGGATCTGCTCGCCGAGTTCAAGGCCTTCGTCCTCGAGTACGTCGGCACCCGCTCGCCGGACAGCGCGGCGAAACTCAAGACCAGCCTGGAAAACGAAAGCGAACTGCTGACCCTGGCCCTTGAGGCTTTCTGCGTTCGCCTGCAAACCCACGAACGCAAATACAACGCCCGGATCAAGCAGATGCTGGCGTGGTGGGCGACCGGCAGCAACCTCGATGCACGGCTGGCGGACATGGGCCTGGAGCGACAGTTGCTCGACCCGGGCGACCCGGCAGCATTCCCGCCGGTGCCAGCGATTTACGAAAGCGACGATGACGCCCGGTTGCGTTATTACCTGGCGCCCCATGCCCCGGCGGCGGGCTCGCGGATGCAGTATCGCCGCGAAGTCTTCACCCTCGGCGAACGGCCGGCAGTGAAAGTCGAATCCACCGATGCCGGCGTCGTCGACGTCACCTACACCTTCGCCCCGGACGGCCTCGCTGCACAGGTCAAGGATGGCAATGGCCGCCGCACGGCCCCCGGTGAAGTGCAAGTAACTGTGCTTTCCCGAGACGCCGACGGCACACCGTCCGCCGCATTGCTCGACGGCGTGCGCCAACACTTTGCCCGACCCGATGTCTGCCCGGAAACCGACAAGGTCACCGTCAAAGCTGCGGACATTCAGCGCTACAAGATCCGCGTCGTGGCGAAGATCAACTCCGGCCCGGATTCGGGCCTGACCAAAGTCGCCGCGCAGCAGCATTTACAGGCCTACGCCGACAGTTGCCATCGCCTGGAAGGCCGGGTCGATCCGAGCTGGATCGACTACACGCTGCACAGCGCCGGCGCCGTGCAATTGCAGATTCTTGAACCGCTGACGCCGATCGTATGTACCGCGTTTCAAGCGCCGTACTGCACGGCGGTCGAGGTTGAGGTTCAGACACTATGACGGACCAGACACCGCGTCCGACCTTGCTGCCGGCCAACAGCTCGGCGCTGGAGCGGGCACTCGACATCGGCTTCAGCACATTGCTTGACCGCATCGCGCCACCGTTTCCCGAGCTGATGAACCCGAGTTCGACGCCCGTCGCGTTCCTGCCGTATCTCGCGGCGGATCGCGGCGTGGCCGAATGGAGCACCGACGCACCGGAAGCGGAAAAGCGCCTGACCGTCGAACTGGCCTGGCCCACCGCGCGCCAGGCCGGCACCCGCAAGGCGCTGGAGAACGCGGCCAAGGGTTTGCAACTCAGACCCGAAATCCGCGCCTGGTACGAACAGACTCCACCGGGCGAGCCTTACAGCTTCTCCGTGCGGGCCTTCAGCGAACAACCCTACAGCGAAGAAATCGACGCCCGTCTCGACCGACGCCTGGCCGATGCCAAGAGCGAACGGGACGTGCTGTCGGTGTCCGTCGGCCTCAGCGCCTTCGGCTCTCATGTGATCGGTGCCGCGACGTTCTGCGGCGAACTGACCACGGTCTACCCGGTGTTCCTCGAAGGACTCGAAACCTCCGGCAAAGCCTTCATGGCGGCCGCTCTCTACACCGTCGAAACATCCACTATTTATCCTCAGGGGGCCTGAATGGCTGACTATTACACCCTGCTAACCAACGCAGGGATTGCCTACGAAACCGCCTGCAAGGCAGCGGGCGTGCCGATCAAGCTGACGCAGATTTCCGTCGGTGATGGCGGTGGCGCGGTCTACAACCCGGCCGCGACGGCTACCGCGCTCAAGCGCGAAGTCTGGCGCGGACCGCTCAACGCGCTGTTCCAGGACGAGAAAAATCCGAGCTGGCTGCTCGCCGAAGTCACCATTCCGCCGGATGTCGGCGGCTGGTATGTGCGTGAAGCCGGGCTGTGGACCGACACCGGTATTCTCTACGCCATCGTCAAATACCCTGAGTCGTTCAAGCCGGTTCTGGCCACGTCCGGCTCGGGCAAAGAGTTCTACATCCGCTCGATTTTCGAGACCAGCAATGCTTCGCTGGTGACGCTGCTGATCGATGACACCGTGGTCAAGGCTACCCGCGCCTGGGTCATGAGCTACCTCGCCGAAGAACTCGGCAAACTCGATGGCAAACAGTCAGTACGTGTCGCCGCCACCGCCAACGTGGTGTTGAACGGTGCGCAGCAGATCGATGGTGTGGCGGTGATTGCGGGTGACCGCGTGTTGCTGCCGAGCCAGACTCTGGCGAAAGACAACGGTCTATGGATCGTCGCCAACGGTGACTGGACTCGGGCCAACGATGCCAACGTCAGCGCCAAGGTCACGCCAGGCCTGACGGTGATGGTGGAAGAGGGCACGCTCAACGGCGATTCGCTGTGGCACCTGACCACCAACGCGCCGATCACCCTCGGTACTACCGCGCTGACATTCAAGATGCTGGCCGGGCGCACGGGGATTGCTGCCGGTACCTACAAGAGTCTGAGCGTCGACGAGTATGGCCGCGCGACGGCCGGCTCGAATCCCGACACGCTGTCCGGGTTTGGCATCAAAGACTCCTATACCAAGGCTGAAGTCGAAGCGCTGATTGCCAAGGCGTCGGCATTGCCGGTGGGCTCGATCGTGGCGTTCCCCGTTGATACGCCGCCACCGGGTTTCCTGGAGCTGGATAACAGCGTCAAGAGCAGCGCGACCTATCCGGACTTGAGCGCCTATCTGGGCGGCAAGTTCAACAAGGGCGATGAGGGTGTCGGGAATTTCCGTTTGCCTGAAGCGCGCGGGGAGTTCTTGCGCGGTTGGGATCATGGGCGTGGGGTGGATGTCGGCCGAGCGATCGGAAGTTCCCAGCTCGATTCCTTGCAGAACATAAGCGGCTATATCGACGGCAATCTGGATATCAGAACGGCCAGTGGCGTATTTGGACTATCGAACCCTAACCCGGTACCGGTCTCTACAAACGGATCAAACGGGTTTCATTCCGCGAGTTTCGATGCTTCCAAAGTGGCGCGTACTTCGACGGAAACTCGTGGCCGCAACGTCGCCGTCATGTGGTGCATCAAGGCCTGGAACGCCCCGGTCAATCAGGGAAACATCGACGTAGCGGCACTGGTCAAGGAGGTCTCACGCCTCGGTTCGGCCGTTCCGGTGGGCGCTGTCATGGCATTTCCAACGGGGATTGTGCCGCCCGGCTTTCTTGAGCTGGATGGCAGTGTGCAGACCATTGCGACTTATCCGGATCTGGCGACTTACCTCGGTACGACCTACAACAAAGGTGATGAAGGTACGGGCAATTTCCGTTTGCCGGATTCGCGCGGTGAATTCCTTCGGGGCTGGGATCATGGTCGTGGCGTGGATGCAGGCCGCAACGTCGGTACCGCACAGGCCGACATGCTCAAGGCGCACAACCACTCGATCTCGTCCACCGGCAACGAAATGGTTCAGGGCAATGCCTCCGGGCTGGCTGTTACCAATTGGCGCGCCTCTCAGGGGGTGACCGGAAGTGCCGGTGGAACTGAAACCCGTCCGCGCAACGTCGCCGTCATGTGGTGCATCAAGGCCTGGAACGCGCCGATCAATCAGGGCAGCATCGACGTAGCCGCACTGGCCAAGGAAGTCTCGCAGCTGAAATCGTCTGTTCCGGTGGGTGCTGTTCTGTCGTTCCCAATGGGTGTCGTGCCTGCCGGCTATCTGGAACTGGATGGCAGTGTGCAGAGCATTGCGACCTATCCGGATCTGGCAGCCTATCTCGGTACTACGTTCAACAAGGGCGATGAAGGTGCCGGTAACTTCCGCTTGCCGGAATCACGTGGGGAGTTCTTGCGTGGTTGGGACCATGGGCGGGGTATCGATGTCGGTCGCAGTGTCGGCAGCTATCAGGCAGGCACGAAAACCCAGGGCGATGACGGCACGGCGCCAGCTGTTCAAGGTATCGGCAACTCCAGTTTGATCGATGCCGATCCGGCTCCTGGCTTCAGTGGTGATATTTACTACACCGCTACCGACGTCACCGTTAAGAACTTTACTAACGCGTTCTGGAAAACGGTTCGCCCACGCAACCTTGCCGTCATGTGGTGCATCAAAGCCTGGAACGCACCGGTCAATCAGGGAAGCATTGATATTGCTGCATTGGCTGCCGAGACCAGACTGACTCGGCTCAACGGTGCAGAAGTAGGTGCCGCGCGTAACCTGAGAGTATCGCTGCCTGCTGCCGCGTCGGTTGCAACGCTTACCGCTGATCAACTGATTGTCGAGCAACCGGGCATTGCCCAATACAAGTTGTCGGATCTCAATCTTTCGATCAATTTGGCAAGTATCGGTGCGGGGGGAATGGACACGGGGGCAGCCCCGATAAGTGGAACCATTGGCATCTACGTTATTTACAACCCGGATACAAAGCTTGCCAAGTTGCTCGGGGTCAATGCGACAACTGCAGTTTTACCAGAAGTTTACGGCGGCACTAATATGCCCGCGGGATATACCTCCAGCGCGTTGGTTAGCGTTTGGCAGACTAATGCCAGTGGTCAGTTGGTCGCAGGTACTCAGATTGACCGCTCGGTTGCAACTGAGGCAAAGAAATTTTTAACCAATGGTTTGGCGTCCGTATTCACAGCGCTTTCGCTGATCGGTTTTGTTCCGCGAAATGCCAAAACGGTTGGCGGGTATGTCCATGTGATCACCAGCTTAACCAATCCTGCGGGTAGTTATATAACGCTGTGTTCGGATTCGGCAGGCTCTGGCTCAGTTCTATTTGGTTCTGGTGGGGCTTCAAACATGGGAAGTGTTGCAGCGTATTCCGGCCTGGTGTTGACGAGTGGGCAGACACTCTACTACTCGGTGACCAACGCCCCGTCGAACAATTACTGCTACGTGACCTCTTATACTTTCTAGGATTTACTTATGTATCGAGCATATTCAAATAATGGTGCGTCGTTGCGTTTTGTCGAGCCTGACTGGGTATTAAGTGAAAGCGAAGTTCTGTTTGATCACGAGCCCACCATTCAAGAGCTTGAAGCCGCTTTTGGATTTGACGCAGCGCAAGTAGAGCGCAGTCGACTGGCGCTGCTGATCGCAGAAGAGCGCTACCGACGTGAGGGTACCGGCGTTGTTGTCGATGGACTGTCGATTGGTACGACGCGAGACAGCCAGGCTTTGATTGCCGGCACCGGTCTATCTGCCGTCCTCAATCCTGAATACTGCTGCAACTTCAAGACCATGACCGGCTTTGTCGAGATCAGCGCGACGCAGATCATTGCGATTGCCACGACCGTCCGAGCGCACGTACAGGCCTGCTTTGACCGGGAGAAAGCATTGCTTGATTCGGTCTCTGCGGGTACCTACCGAGAAAAAATGCTGGCCGAGGGCTGGCCGGATTCCTTGCAGGCTGATTTCGCAGCTCTGAAATAAACGCCCCGCACTCCGGGGCGTTTTCTTATCCGCCCAATACATTCAACACCCGCCAAGCCCCTCCCTTTGAGGGGCTTTCCCGTTTATGGAGAAACGAAAAATGGCAACCCGCCAAACCTACACCGTGCTCGTTCCATTCCCCACCGGCGGTGGGCACTGGTCGAGCGTCGGCCAGGAACTTGATCTGCTCGATGTCGAGGCCAGTGCCCTGCACAGCGCCGGTCGACTGGAGCTGAAAACACCTACCACCAAGGCCGTGAAGGCCGCTGCCAAGAAGGCTGACTGACTATGGCTGAGGTTCTGAACTTCGAGCACAACGGCATTACCGTCAATGCCACCGAATCCCCCGAGGCCATGGGTGGCCTGGGTGACAATGTTATCGGTCTGGTCGGCACCGCGCCGAAAGCCGATCCGCTGATTCCGCGCAACGCACCGTTTCGCATCAACAGCTTCACCACCCACGCGCTGCTGGACCCGACCGGTTCGGAAGAGGGCACCCTGTACCACGCCGTTTACCAGATCCTCAAAGTGGTCAAGGTGCCGGTGTACGTGGTGATCGTCGAAGCGGGCGCAACCCCGGCCGATACCGTCAATGCGGTAATCGGCGGTGTTGAGCCAGCCACTGGCCGCAAGCTTGGTCTGGCGGCACTGGGCAGCGTCCCGGAAGACCTGACTATCATCGGCGCGCCGGGCTTCACCGGCACCAAGGCTGTGGCCGGCGAGTTCGCCTCGTTCGGCAAGCGCATCAAGGCCCGTGTGGTACTGGACGGCAAGGATGCTTCGGTCGCTGACCAAGTGTTGTACAGCAAGGATCTGGGCGGCGCCGACCTCGGTTTCGACCGTTGCCTGGTGGTGCACAACATGCCCGCCGTGTACTCGAAAGCGGCGAAGAAAAACGTCTTCCTCGCGCCGTCGAGCCTGGCGATTGCCGCGCTGGCCAAGGTCAAGCAATGGGAAAGCCCGGGCAACCAGGTGACCTACGCCGAAGACGTGTCCCGCATCGTGGAATACAACATCCTCGACACCTCCACCGAAGGCGATCTGCTCAACCGCTATGGCGTCAGCTACTACGCCCGCACCGTGCTGGGTGGCTTCTCGCTGCTGGGCAACCGCTCGATCACCGGCAAGTTCATCAGCTACGTCGGTCTGGAAGACGCCATCAGCCGCAAGCTGGTGAAGGCCGGCCAGAAAGCCATGGCCAAGAACCTGACCAAGTCGTTCATGGATCAGGAAGTCAAACGCATCAACGACTGGCTGCAAACCCTGGTCGCCGACGAAACCATTCCTGGCGGCAGCGTCTACCTGCACCCGGAACTCAACAGCGTCGAGAAGTACAAGAACGGCACTTGGTACGTGGTCATCGACTACGGCCGCTACGCGCCGAACGAACACATGGTTTATCAACTCAACGCCCGCGATGAAATCATCGAGCAGTTCCTGGAGGACGTTCTCTAATGTTTACCAACCGCGTAAGACAGGCCATCGCGGCCACCCTGCAAGGCCTGCCGTTGTCGGCGACCGTGGAAGAGTTCACCCCGCCGAAGATCGATTTCGAGATGGAAGGCATGACGGGCGGGCGCTTCATCGTCGAGGAAATGGCCAAGAGCGCCAAGCCGCTGAATGCCACGCTCAAGCTGCAAGGCACCGGCGCAGAAGTGCTGCTGGCGATGGGCGTGAAGCTGGGCGACGACATTCTGCTGAACGTGCGTGAAGCCGGTCAGGATCAGGACGGCAACACCTGGTTCACCTATCACACCGTCGGCGGCAAGCTGAAATCTCTGGCTGAAGATGCCTTGAAAATGGGCAGTAAAGCCATCACCACGCTGGAACTCTCCTGCCGCACCTACAACCGTCTGGAAAACGGCATTCCGGTGATCGACATCGACGTGCGCACCCAGAAGTTCGTGCTCAACGGCGTCGACATCCTTGGTGATGCCCGCCGTGCGGTGCTGATGCCGTAAGCCTTTTCGGCGCATCAAGCACACACCCTGTGGGCGCTCACGCCCACAGGGATCTTCAAGAACACCCAAGGAATTCCTTTCATGTCGTGGATGCCACCCCAGCATGACCTGTTGTCGCCGATCACCGGTGACGACGGCTCGCAGATCGCAACGATCCAGCTCAAGCCTTTGTTCTACGCCGCCCAGAAAGACGCGCTGGAACGTGCCGGCGACGACGAAGACGATCAGTTCTTCGAACTGGCGCTGCTGGCCACCGGGTTGTCGGTCAAGGAACTCGACCAGCTCAAACGTCCGGACTACGTAACCATTGCGCAGTACGTGCACGAGATGTCGACCCGTCCGGCGTCGTACTTTCTCGACCAGGTCGAAGACGCGGAAAAAACCGACGATCCCGACCAGGTGCAACTGCTGCAACCGCTCGCTGTCACCGGCCGCACCGTGACCTCGCTGAGCCTGGAAATGCCGGCGCTGCGGGCCACCAAAGTGATGAAGAAACTGAAAACGGCCAAGGAACGCGCCGAGTTCATCACCGCCCATTGCACCGGCCTGATGATCCCCGATCTGGCCCTGATGACTGTCCCGGACTGGACACAATTGCAGGTGCGCATCGACGATTTTTTAAACCAGCCGGCGGCCTTCTTTCAGAGCGCGACATCGAAGTAATCCTCGATATCGTGCCGCTCATTTACCCGGTAAGTGAGGCGGAAATTCTGGAGTGGGACGCCGAAAAGGCGTTGCGCCGCTACGACATAGCGATCACTCGCCTTGGCGTGAAACAGGAGTAGAGCGGCATGGCAGATACGAAGTATGCGCCTATGCTCGCCAGCGAGACTGGAAGCATGGCGTTCGGCAACGCCAGACTGGCGGGCGGATCGATAGCGCCCGACAGCCTCGGCACACCGCTGGTGGATTTGAGTCTGGCACTGGCTATGGCCAGTGCGGATATTCGTTTACTGACCCAGGAACAGATCAAGCTTCGAGAGCTGTTGGCCAATCAGCAATCGCTGTTCAAGGTGAGTGCTGCATCCCCGGCTGCAAGCGCCGAACCAAAGTCAAAACTCAAGGCCGAGATCGAGCAGCGTCCACCTCCTAAGCTCATGCAACCAGCCATGGCCAACGAGACGGCGCTTGTCGAACTCAATCAGTTGCTCAAGCTGAGCAGTGATCAGCTTCAAGCGCACTCGCAGAGCACTCTGGAACTCGCCAGCGAGAAACAGATATCCGCCAGTGGTGCGACCAACGCGGATCTGTTGCAAGTGCAGCTTGCCGGAGCCAGATCCGGCATTGCCGATGGTGCCAAAGGTGACCAGCGGGCGAACGAACTGAAGTGGTTCTCCCATGATGCCGCAATCAACGCATCGGCATTCAGGATGGACGTCAAGACGGCTGGCGAAATGCTCGCCGCGTGGCGTTCCTCGCTGAAGCTGGATCAGTATCAAAGCCAGGATCTTGCGGATGCAACGACCTACCTCGGCAATAGCGGTCTGGATGCCAAGGCCGCCGACATCGGTTCGGTGGTGCAACGTTCCGGCGAGAGTGCGATTGCCGCCGGATTGACGACCGAACAGGTCGCCGCATTGGCGGCGGCTCTACTCAATAGTGGTGCGGACAAGGAGGGCGCCAGCGCCGCGCTTAAGGGCATCACCTCGATGCTGGCCAAAGGCGGGGCGGTATCGACTGAGCAGCGAACAGCCTTGACTCAGTTAGGGCTTGATCCTCAATCGCTGTCTGAGGGTATGAGGAAGGATGCACCTGCTGTCATCAACTCGGTTCTTGCTGCACTTAACGAGCAGCCTGTGCAAGAGCGGGCAGCACTGACGAAGACGCTGTTCGGCGAAAACGACACCCGAGTTCTCGAACTGCTGAAGAAGCCGGACGATGTAAAAAACGCCTTCTCGCTGGTAGCCGACAAGCACAAGTACGCAACAACGGAGCTTGGCGCGGGCGAAGGTGCTGCGGCGAAGTCCGCAGAGGCGTTTGGCAATACTTCGCAGGGTCGCTGGAATGCGCTGGACGCAAGTCTGACCCGGTTGACCACTGCATTCGGTACGGCGCTTGCGCCCTTGGCTGACGGTGCCGCCGTAGTGCTCACCGCACTGGTCAACGGTGTGAGCGCAGCGGCAGAAACGTTCCCGGCCCTCACGGCAGGGCTGGTTCTGCTCGGCGTGGCAGCCATGCCGTTTGTGGGGGGGGCGTTGAAGTCCGGCGTGGCCTCGGTGCTCGACGTGGTTTCCACGAAACTATTGCGCCTGGCATCGGCGAGACTGCCGCCGGATATTGCCAATGTGATAGGCGGTGATGACAACGATGGCGACGGTCGCAAAAGCAGGAAGAAGGGGCGTGGATCACGCCGACGCACCCCTTCTGCTGCAAGGTCGGCCGGCACCGCTTCCATAACCCGCAGGAGCAGTCGCTTGAGTGGTGTGACGGCCAGAGTCGCACCCATGTTCGACGATGCGCTCACCCGATTCAGAATGGTTGGCGATGTTGTCAAAAGCGCCATGCCGAGTCGGCTGAGCGGGGCTGGCGCGAAAGTCATGTCATTGGCAGAGGGTTTGGGGGGCAAGCTCATGCCGTCGGTTGTCAAGGCATTGCCTGCCATCAAGGTTGGTGCACCTCTGGCCATTGCTCACGCTGCCTATAAAGGGTTGAAAGGCTGGCGCGAAGGTGATGACAAAGCGGTAAAGGGCGCGGCCGGTGAACTGGCCGGAACGGCGATTGGCGCTACGATCGGTACGTTCATTGCGCCCGGCATCGGAACCTTCATTGGTGGCACGCTGGGTGGAATAATCGGGTCCTATGTGGGGGAGCATCAGGCGACGCCGCCTGAGGACAAGCTCGCCCCGCCAGCGGAAGTCGCCAAGGACCTGTCCGCGGCGCAAATGCAAACACCAACGCCACCTCCGCAATTCACCTACGCACCTTCAGTTCATGTCAGCGGCAGCGAAATGCTCAACTCCGAGAAGCTCGGCACGATGCTTTCGCAGGTGCTGGAGTCGCACTTCACGTCCCAGTTTGTCCCGGGTGTGGCCGGCAATGCCCTCTCCATACGCCGTGACGCAGCCCTGACCGATGGAGTCGCCCAATGAAACAACAAATGGCACTGGGCAGTTTCATCTTCGGACTGTCCCGGGACTTTGCGTACAGCACGCTGTCGCGCAAATCCGAGGGTGGCTGGACTGATCTGCAGATCCTCAACAGCAAACCCAGGTCCCACCAGACAGGCCAGAAGCCCGAATCCCTGACCATCGGCGGCACCTCGATGTACGCCGTGGCGATGGAGCGGCTCGATGAGCTGCGTGCGCTGCAAGCGTTGAGAGTACCGCTGCCGTTGATTGACGGCATTGGTCGCAACTGGGGTTTGTGGCGGATCAACAGCATCGACGAAAACCAGAGCGAGGTCATCGATGACGGCACCGCGATGGTGATCAAGTGGGTCATCGGATTGTCGGAGTTCAACAATGCGTAAGGTACGAAGCGTGGCCGGTGATTCGGTGAATCTGTTGCTCTACCGCGAAACCGGTCGCAGCGATGACAGCGCCGAAGAAGCCCTGTGGGCACTCAACCCGACCCTGGCCGAGCACGGCCCGATCCTGCCGGCCGGTGTCTGGGTGACGCTGCCGGAGCTCGACTCGAAACCGGCCGCGATCAAACCGGTTCTGGCCTGGGATTAAGGAGGCTGCATGGCACAGGGATTTACACCGGCGATCGAAATCTACGGCGCTAACAAGGACCTGCTGAACCAGCGCCTGATCAGTTGGGAACACATCGATGCCGCCGGAATGGAGTCCGATCAACTGACGCTGGTGCTCGACCTGGAAGGCCTTGAAGGCTTGCCGACCCTGGGCGGAATCATAGGCTTGCGGGTGGGCTATCTGGAGACCGGGCTGGTCGAAAAGGGCCATTTCAAGGTCACTCGACTGACACCCACGCTGTTCCCGCTGCGCCTGACGCTGGTCGCGACCGCCGCGCCTTTCAGCGGCAAGGACGAAACCGGATTCAAGGAACGGCGCACGGCCAGTCATGGCCCCACGACGCTTGGCGGGCTGTTTCGCAAACTGGTTGAGCCGCACGGTTTCTCCCCGCGCGTCGATCCCGAACTGGCGCTGATCAGGATCGCTCATGTCGACCAGTCGAACGAAACCGACATGAGCTTCATCACGCGACTGGCGAAAAAGTACGACGCGGTAGCCAAACCGTTCAACGACCTCTACGTACTGGCGAAACCGGCGCAGCTCAAAACCCTGTCGGGTCAGGTGATACCGAACGTCAGGCTGTCGGTGACCCACAACAATCGGCCGGGCGATCACGCCTTCATCAGCGCCACGCTGGAAGAGACCGCCCGCACCCAGAATCAGGGTTGCAAAGTCTGCTGTTGGGACGCCAATGCCGGCAAGCAGGTGGAGGTGAAAACCGGCTCGGCGCCCTACAAGGTCATTCGCCAGAAGCAGGCCAGTGTGGAAGAAGCCAAAGCCATCGGCGAAGCCGAAGTGCGCAAGATGCTGCGCGAGAAATACAAGCTGAAAGTTACTTGCCCGGGTGATCCGCTGCTGGTGGCCGAAGGTCTGTTGGTGCTCGATGACACCTGGCCCGACTTCATGCGCGGTCGCTGGTCGATCGAGAAGGTGACTGCCAGCGGCAAGCCCGAAGAAAGCTATCGCTGCCTGATCGAAGCCAACGGCCGGGATCCCGAGGCAAAAGCCAAGGACTGATCCCCCGGTCTCACCGCCACACGCATCACTGTGGCCACTCACACATCCTGGAACGCTCCCCATGAAGATCTCCCCGATCCTCACGCAGCTGCGTGCGCAATGCCCAAGCCTTGCCGGCCATATCGCGACAGGTGTCGACCTGGCGCTTCTGCAAGGCAACCCGAATCTGCCGACACCGTCGGCTCATGTTTTACCGCTGGCCGATCTGGCCAGCGCCAGCACCGCACAGAACTCTGCCAGCCAACCGATCCGCGACCGCTTCGAAATCATCCTGGTGCTTGATGCCACGGACGCCACAAAAGCGCTGGATCTGTTGCACGACCTGCGCGCCGAAGTGTGGCGGGCGCTGGTGGGTTTCAAGCCCGGTTCCGACTACAGCGCCATCGTTTATGACGGCGGCGAAACGGTCTCGATCAACAGCAGCCGCGCGTTCTACCGGCTGCGCTTTTTTGCCGAGTTCCAGCTGGGCCGCAATCTGCCAAGTCAGCCTGCGGAGAGTTGGCACGAACGTGAACTGGACGGTTTGTCGTCCTTTACCGGGGTCACCGTGCGGGTCGATGCGATCGACCCGGCCGACCCCAACCTGAAACACCCGGGCCCTGACGGGCGCGTGGAAATGACTTTCTCTGGAGACGTAACCCCATGAGCAACCGCATCACCGTAGTGCCGGCCGCTGGCCGTGCCGTGCCGGACCCGGAAGCAGGCGACCTGCTGCCACTGGAAGGCCGTGAAGTGCTGGACAGCGCCTGGTGGCGCCGGCGTCTGGCCGACGGCGATATCACCCTCAAAACCGCAACAGCTAAACAAAAGGGAGCCAAATAATGGCGATCGGATTCAGCAACATTCCTGCGGACATTCGTGTACCGCTGTTCTATGCCGAAATGGACAACTCGGCCGCCAATAGCGCGTCCTCGTCCATGCGCCGCCTGATCGTGGCGCAGGTCAACGACAACATCGCCCCGAGCGAAGTCGGCAAACTGGTGCTGGTTTCCAGCGTGGCACTGGCCAAGAGCATTGGCGGCCAGGGCTCGATGCTGGCCTCGATGTACGAGACCTTCCGCAAGGCCGACCCGATCGGTGAGATCTGGTGCCTGCCGCTGCACAACGCCACCGGTGCCATCGCCAAAGGCGTGCTGACCCTGACCGGCACCGCGACTCAGGCTGGCGTGCTCAACCTGTATGTCGGCGGCGTCCGTGTACAGGCCACCGTGGTCAACGGTGCCACTGCTGCCCAGGCGGCTACCGCCCTGGCACAGAAAATCAACGCCACCGCCGATCTGCCGGTGAGCGCTGCAGCCGCTGAAGGCGTGGTAACCCTGAACGCCAAATGGACCGGCGAGAGCGGCAACGACATCAGCCTGCAATTCAATCGCCTGGGCAAGAGCAACGGCGAAGAAACCCCGGCCGGTCTGACCACCGCGATCACCGCCATGACCGGCGGCGTCGGTGTACCGGATCAAGTGGCTGCCGTTGCGGCACTGGGCGATGAGCCGTTCGAATTCATCACGCTGCCATGGTCCGACCTGGCGACCCTCAACACTTGGCAAGCGGTGATGGATGACAGCACCGGTCGCTGGTCGTGGGCCAAGCAACTGTTCGGTCACGTCTACAGCGCCAAGCGCGGCACCGTCGGCACTCTGGTGGCAGCCGGTCAAGCTCGCAATGACCAGCACATGACCATTCAGGCGCTGGAGCCGGGCGTTCCGCAACCGGTGTGGGTACAAGCTGCGGCACTGGCTGCACGCACTTCGGTGTTCATCTCGGCCGATGCCAGCCGCCCGACCCAGAGCGGCAGCCTGCCGGGTGTCGATCCGGCACCGGCCAGCGAGCGCTTCACCCTGACCGAGCGTCAGTCGCTGCTCAACTACGGCATCGCCACCGCGTACTACGAAGGCGGTTACGTGCGCATCCAGCGCTCGATCACCACCTATCAGAAGAACGCTTACGGCCAGGCCGACAACTCGTACCTGGACAGCGAAACCATGCACCAGTCGGCGTTCATCGTGCGTCGCCTGCAAAGCGTGATCACCAGCAAATACGGTCGCCACAAACTGGCCTCCGACGGCACCCGTTTCGGCGCCGGCCAGCCGATCGTCACCCCGGCGACCATTCGCGGTGAGCTGATTGCCCAGTACGCCAAGCTCGAACTGGAAGGCCACGTGGAAAACGCCGAGCTGTTCGCCGAGCACCTGATCGTCGAGCGCGACGTGCAGGACCCGAGCCGCGTGAACGTGCTGTTCCCGCCGGATTACATCAACGGTCTGCGCGTGTTCGCACTGCTCAACCAGTTCCGTCTGCAGTACGACGACGTCGCCTGATCGGCCCGTTTGACACTGTGATTTCAGCCCACCTTGCGTGGGCTTTTTATTTGAAGGGAGTAACACCATGGGTCAACTGATTGCAGGCACCTGCTACGTCAAGGTCGACGGTGCACAACTGACTATCAACGGCGGCTGCGAAGCCCCGCTGATGGCCGTCAAACGTGAAACCGTCGTGCCGGGTTTCTACAAGGAAACCGACATCGCGCCGTCGTTCAAAGTGACCGCGCTGCACACCGCCGACTTCCCGCTGAAGAAGCTGATCGAAGGCACCGACATCACCGTCACCTGCGAATTCAGCAACGGCAAAGTCTATGTGCTGGCCGGTGCCTACCTGGTCGAAGAGCCAGTCTCCAAAGGCGATGACGCCACCATCGAACTGAAATTCGAAGGCATCAAGGGGACCTGGCAATGAGCGGCGCCGTGAAGCTTCAGGTTGCGATCGAAGCTCACGGCGAGCCCCTGACCGAACTCGTCCTGCGCCGTCCGACGGTGCAGGAGGTGCGAGCGATCAAGGCGCTGCCGTACAAGATCGACAAGAGCGAAGAGGTCAGCCTCGACATGGACGTGGCGGCCAAATACATCGCCGTGTGCGCCGGCATTCCGCCGTCGTCGGTCAACCAGCTGGATCTGGCTGACCTCAACGCGCTGAGCTGGGCCGTTGCGAGTTTTTTCATGAGTGCGGCGTCGGAGCCATCACCGACCTGATTTCGGTCGCCTATGACCTGGCCTGGTTCTGGAAGGTTGACCCCGAACAGATGATGGCCAGGCCACTGGATGTGCTCCGCGAATCGCTGGAGCACGCGCAACGGATCAATGCGATGCAGCAGGTGCAGTGATGGCAGACGAAGAAAAGAAAGAGAAAACCTCGGTGCTGCTGACGGGCATCGATGAACTGTCGCCCAAGCTCGGTGCCCTGCGAGTAAAGGTCGAGAGTTTCAAGAAAAACCTCGAACAGACCGGCCTCGGCAAACTGGACATCAGCGGTCTGTTCAAGGGCGGCAGCGTGATTACGCCGTTCGTGGACGGCATCAAATCGGCTGCTGCGTTTCAGGGCAAGTTGACCGAAGTCAGCGAAACGGCGAAAACCGTCGATCTGCCGGAAACACCGAAAGCCGCCGCGCAGAACATGAACGTGTTCAGTGCGTCGATGGAAAAGGTCTCCGCCGCGGTGGACGCCGCACTGGTGCCGGCCGTGGGGGCGTTGGTGGTCGGGCTGGAACCGGTGCTGACCCAGGTCGGCAGCCTGCTGGCCGACAACCCGAAACTGGTCGAAGGGCTGGCGGCGGGGGCGATTGCGTTTTCTGCCATGCAAACCGCCGTCACCGGTGCGACACAGGTGTTCGACGTGATGAGCATGGTGCTCAAGACCAATCCGATCATGTTGATCGCCATGGGCATTGCCGTGGCGGCCGGTTTGATCGTGGCCAACTGGACACCGATTTCCGCGTTCTTCACCGGATTGTGGGAGGGCGTGAAAAACGCCGGGGCGAGTGCAATGGCGACGTTGCGTTCGGTGCTCGACTGGCGGCCGCTGGAGGCACTGGCGGCGCTGTGGGAACCGGTCACGGGTTTCTTCTCGGGGATCTGGGACAAGGTCAAGGCCGTGACCGCGCCTGTGATCGACTTCTTCAAGTCGGTTTTCTCGTGGTCGCCCGCGGGCCTGATCCTGGAAAACTGGGGGCCGTTGACCGGTCTGTTTTCGGCGATCTGGGAATTGCTCAAGGCCTTGAGTGTGCCGGTGATGTCGTTCCTCAAAGGTCTGTTCGACTGGACGCCGCTGGGCATGATCATCAACAACTGGGGCGCGATCACCGGCTTCTTCGCCTCGATCTGGGCCTCGCTGCAACCGGCGGCGCAAGCCATCAAGGATTTCTTCGGCACCTTGTTCGACTATTCCCCGCTGGGGATGATCGTCAACAACTGGGGCGCCATCGTGACGTTCTTCGAACCGATCTGGGCCACGCTGCAAGCCTCGGCACAGCAGGTCAAAAGCTTCTTCCAGAGTCTGTTCGAATGGTCGCCGCTGGAGCAGATCGCCCAGTACTGGCAGCCGATCAGCGAAGTGTTTTCGGCGCTGTGGGGCGTGGTGCAGGCGCTGGCCGCACCGGTGCTGGAGTTCCTGCACAACATGTTCGAATGGACACCGTTGGGGCAGATCATCAAGAACTGGGGACCGATCACCGAGTGGTTCGGCGAGTTGTGGCAAAAGCTGCAAACCGTCATCGCTCCGATCAAGGAACTGTTCGACGGTGGCTTCGCCGGGCTGATCGCCAAGGTCACCGGCAAGGTCGAAACCCTGACCCAGGCGCAACGCCAGACCAATGCCGAAGGCAAGGGTGAACTGGCGCCGGCATTCTTCGGAGCCAGCTCGAAACCCGAGGGCGGCAGTGCGTTGCAGGGCGGTTCTTTGCCGCAATCCTCCAGCGCACTGATCCAGCAAAGTGCTGCCAACAACCGCACGCAACTCGAAGGCGGCCTGACGGTGCGCTTCGAAAATGCACCGGCGGGGTTGCGCACCGATCAACCGCAAACCAATCAACCGGGGCTGGCGCTCAGTTCGCGCATCGGCTATCGCTCGCTATCGGCAGGAGGTTCCAATGAACTGGCGTGACCGTTTGTTGCCGGCATCCTTTCGGGGTGTCGGCTTCTGGATCGACCAGGCGAAAACCCCGGTCGGTCGCAAGGGGCAATTGCACGAATACCCGCAGCGCGACCTGCCGTTTTTCGAGGATCTCGGCCAGCAGGCCAAGACCCACGACCTGACGGCGTTCATCATCGGTGCCGATTGCCTGGAGCAGCGCGACAAGCTGCTCCAGGCCCTGGAACAGGGCAGCGGCGAACTGGTGCACCCGTGGCTGGGGCGCTTGCAGGTCAAGGTCGGCGAGTGCGACATGACCCACACCCGCCAGGACGGCGGGATGGTGACCTTCACCCTGAAGTTCTACCCGGACCGGCCGCTGCCGTTTCCGACCGCGACGGTCAGCACGCAAAAAGTCCTGCTGATCAAGGCCGACGGTTTGCTCGGCTCGGCGGTGGCGCGCTTCGAACAGGCGATGACCCTGATCAAGGCGGCGCGGATCGGCATCGCCAATCTGCGCAACAGCCTCACCGGCGTGTATGACGTGATCAAGGAACAACTCAAACCTTTGATCGCGCAGTACAAGCAGATCACCGAACTGGTCAGGGCCGTCAAGGAGCTGCCCAAGGAAGTGGCGGCGGAGTTCAAGGGTTTGCTCGGCGATATCAAAGAGCTGAAGGAATTCGCGAAGGAGGGCTACCGTGGCGTGATTGCCGACGTGTCCCAACAACTCGAAGCCATCCGCAAGGCCGACGCACCGAAAATCACCACCGGCAAGGACACCAACGCCGCCGCGCAAGCGATGGCCAACCTGGTGCAGGACACCCTGATCGTCAAAGTCGCGCAGTGGGTTGCCTCGATGCCAGTGGCCTCTACGCCGGTAAAACTGAACTCGACCCCCTCGCTGGATCAGCAATCGAAGCAGCCGATCACTCGTCAGGAAGTGCCGGTCACCGACGATCTGCAAGCCCTGCAAAAGGAGTTGAGCGAAGCGCTGCAAAAGGCCCAGGACAAGGCCGATCCCGCGCACTACCAGGCCATCGCCGATGTGAAGGAAGCGCTGATCGCGCACCTCAAGGCTGTGGCTTCGTCCGGTGTGCGACTGGTCAGCAAAACCTTCCAGGAAACCTTTCCGGCAGTAGTCGTGGCCTACAAACAGTTTGGCGACGCCACGCGGGTGACCGAGGTCATTCAGCGCAACGGTCTGTCTCATCCGAGCTTCTCACCCAACGAAGTCAAAGTTTCCAGGGAGTGAGTCATGAACGAGACTGACAACCGCGTGACGCTGACCGTCGGCGACATGGAATACGGCGGCTGGAAAAGCGTGCAGATCACCGCGGACCTGGAGCGCCAGTTCCGCACCTTCAAACTCGACATCACCTGGCAATGGCCGGGACAGACCGTGGATCAGCGGATCAAGGCCGGCGATCCGTGCGAAGTGCGGATCGGCAAGGATCTGGTGCTCACCGGTTATGTGTTCAAGGCCCCGATCAGCTATGACGGGCGGCAGATCAGCCTGAGCATCGAAGGCAGTTCCAAGACTCAGGATCTGGTGGATTGTGCGGCGAGAAACAACCCCGGCCAATGGCAGGATCAATCGCTGTTGAGCATCGTCCAGGCCCTGGCCATGGAGTACGCGTTGATGGTGGTCAACGAAATTCCCGAGACCGCACGCCTGAGCAAACACACGATCGTGCCGGGTGAAACGGCGTTTCAGTCGATCGACCGCTTGCTCTCGCTGTACCGGGTGTTTTCCACCGATGACGCCGAAGGCCGGCTGGTGCTCGCCAAACCGGGCAGCGGCGGCCGCGCCAGCGATGCACTGGAGCTGGGGAAGAACATTCTCTCGGCCAATGCACCGATGGATTTCAGCCAGGTGTTCTCTGAATACCGGGTGATCGGCCAGCACAAGGGCAACGACAAGAAGAGCGGGGCAGCGGTCAGCGAAGTGGAATCGGTGGCGGCCGACCTGAGCTTCAAGCGCCGGCGTACCACGATCATCAACGAAGGCTCGCAACTGACCTTCGAACTGGCCCAGCAACGGGCCCAATGGGAAAGCGCAACCCGTATGGGCCGGGCGCTGACCACCACTTATCAGGTGCAAGGCTGGCGTCAGTCCAACGGTGACCTGTGGCGTCACAACACCCTGGTGCGGGTCAAGGATCCGGTGCTCGGGTTCGATGAAGACATGCTGATTTCCAAGGTGACGTACTCGCTGTCGGCGCAAGGCTCGGTGACCACCCTGCAAGTGGCGCCGCCGCATACCTTCGATGCCAATCCTTCGCCGCCGAAAAAGACCTGAGCCCGACCCCGCCCTCCAAGGAAACCCTATGAGCCTACTGACACGCCTGCTGGCGCGCGGCACCGTCGTGCTCGCCAGTTCGGCCTCCAAGCTGCAATCGCTGCAAATGCGCCTCACCGCCGGTGAAGTGAACGACGACATGGAGCACTTCGAACCCTACGGCTTCACCAGCCATCCGCTGGCCGGTGCCGAAGGCGTCGTCACGTTTCTGGGCGGTGATCGTTCCCACGCCATTGCCCTGGTGGTCGCCGACCCCCGTTATCGCCTGCAATCGCTGGCGGCCGGCGAGGTGGCGATCTACACCGACGAAGGCGACAAGATTCACTTCAAGCGTGGGCGGATCATCGACATCGAAACCTCCACCCTCAACATCCGCGCCAGCACCGCCGTGAACTTCGAGACGCCGGTGATCAACCAGACCGGCAAGATCGTTTCCAAAGGCGATCAGCTGGCTGGCGGCATCAGCCAGATCAAGCACGTGCACGTTGGCGTGCAGGCGGGCAGCGGCCAGACCGGCGCGCCGGCGGGAGGTCAGTGATGCTTTTCAGTCAGAACCTTCACGCCGCGCTGACCCGTTCAGTGCTGATCAGCCTGTTCTCCTGGCGCCGTGCGGCCGACGACGATGCCCTCGACGACGAGGAGCGTTACGGCTGGTGGGGCGACACCTTTCCCACCGTAGCCGACGACCGCATCGGTTCGCGGTTGTGGCTGCTGCGCCGGGTCAAGCTGACCCGACAGACCCAGATGGACGCCGAGTTCTATGCCCGCGAAGCCTTGCAGTGGCTGATCGACGACGGCCACTGCAGCGCCATCGACATCATCAGCGAACGCCTCGACGCCCAGCGCCTGAACCTGCGTACGGTCCTGACCCTGGCCGACGGCGAACGTCTGGACATCAACCCCGATAACAGTTGGCAGGTGATCTATGCCGTTTGAAACCCCTTCGCTGCCGGTGCTGATCAAGCGCACCCAAAGCGACCTGGCCGGCGATTCGCTGCGCCAGTCCGATGCGCAAGTCCTGGCCCGCACACTCGGCGGTGCCGCTTATGGCCTGTACGGCTACCTCGACTGGATTGCCGAGCAGATCCTGCCCGACACCGCCGACGAATCGACCCTGGAACGCATCGCCGCGTTGCGCCTGAACCAGCCGCGCAAGCCGGCGCAAGTCGCTACCGGCAACGTCAGCTTCAACGCGACGGCGGGCGCGGTGCTGGACGTCGATACGTTGCTGCAATCGAGTGACGGCCGCACCTTCAAAGTCACCGCAGCGCGTACCTCCGTCAATGGCGTCAACAGCACCTCCATCGCTGCGCTTGATGCCGGCAGCCTGGGCAATGCCGAGGCCGGTCTGGCGCTGACGCCGGTGCAGCCGATCACCGGTGTGGTCGGCAACAGCTTTGTGGTGCTGGCGCCGGGGCTCAACGGCGGGGTGGCGCGGGAAAGCCTGGAGTCGCTGCGCTCGCGGGTGATCCGCTCCTATCGCGTCATCCCCCACGGCGGTTCGGCCAGCGACTACGAGACCTGGGCGCTGGAAGTGCCGGGCGTGACTCGCGCCTGGTGCCGTGGCGGCTTTCTCGGGCCGGGCACCGTGGGCGTCTACATCATGCGTGACGACGACCCGCAACCGGTGCCGAATGCGGATCAACTGGCCGAAGTACAGGCTTACATCGAGCCGCTGCGCCCGGTGACCGCCGAAGTGCATGTGCTCCCGCCGGTGCAGAAACCGGTGACCTATCAACTGAAGCTGACGCCCGATACCACCGCCGTGCGCGCCGCTGTCGAAACCCAACTGCGCGATCTGCACAACCGCGAGGCCGACCTCGGCGCGGATCTGTTGATCAGTCATATCCGCGAAGCGATCAGCAGCGCGGCGGGTGAAACCGATCACGTGCTTTCGGCCCCGGTGGCGAACGTGGCCGCGGGGGACAGTGAACTGCTCACCTTCGGAGGTTGCGTATGGGGGGCATAAGAACTGCCGCGCAATACCAGGCGCAATTGCGTGCCTTGCTGCCTTCGGGACCTGCGTGGGACCCGGAGCGAGTGCCGGAACTCGATGAAGTGCTGCAAGGCGTCGCCGTCGAACTGGCGCGTCTTGACGCTCGCGCCGCCGACCTGCTCAACGAGATGGACCCGGCCGGTGTCAGCGAACTGGTGCCGGACTGGGAACAGGTGATGAACCTGCCCGACCCGTGCCTGGGCGCCACACCGCTGTTCGACGACCGTCGCCTCGCTGTACGCCGTCGCTTGTTGGCGGTCGGCAGCCAGGCCGTCGGCTACTACCTGGAAATCGCCAAAAGCCAGGGTTACCCCAACGCCACCATCACCGAGCTCGAAGCCCCGCGCATGGGTCGTTCGCGCTTTGGTGCGGCGCACTGGGGCACCTGGGAAGCGCAGTTCATGTGGACGCTCAACACCGGCGGCCGCCTGCTGCTCGGTCGGCGTTTCGGTGCGAGTTACTGGGGCGAGCGCTTCGGCGTGAACCCGGGCTCGGCGCTCGAATGCATGATCCATCGGGCAGCACCGGCGCACACCAAGGTGCACATCAATTATGACTAGGGAATAACGCAATGGATTATCCGAAGAGTGTGCCCAGCGCCGGTCTGGTGAATGGGAAGTTTGTCGATGAAAACCCGATCAACGGGACACCAGGGTCATTGATTCCTGCTGCGTGGGGCAACGGCGTGACGGAAGAAATCGTCAATGTGATCAAGGCGGCTGCCATCGTGCCCGACGAACAGGATCACAGTCAGCTTCAGCAAGCGATCGCGAAAAGTATCAGCGATAAATTGCCTGTTCAGGCCGCAGAAACCAATGCAGGTGTAATGAAGGTCGCCACGCAGGATCAGGTCGTCGCCGGTGTGGATGACACGGTGGCTGTTACCCCGAAAAAAATGAAGCTGGGTTTCAGTCTGGTCAATGGCACGTGGGGTGGTTACTTCGCGTTTCCGTTCTGGATGGGCGGCCTGGTCATTCAGTGGGGCTACGTCAACAGCGCAGCGACTGATGTCACCACCACTCTGCCGGTCAGCTTCAACTCTGCCTTTTATGGTCTGACGGTTTCCAACGGATACACCCCGACTTCCGGCTCCATTGGTTATCTCGCGGCGTCACCCAAAGGTCTTTCAGCCATTACGTCCAGAGGCTCCAGCGCTTTTCTGGGTGCCCAATTCATCGCCATCGGCAGATAGGTCTCGCTATGAAAATTTACTGGAGTCCTTCGACCCAAGGCTTTTTCGATTCTCGGGTCAACACGGTCATTCCCAAGGACGCCGTGGAAATTTCGCCCGCGCATCGCGACGAGCTGATGGACGGCTGCAGGCGCAATCAAGTGATTGTCTGCCGGGCGAACGGCTTTCCGATTCTGGCCGATGCAGCTCCCATGACGCCGGAAGACTTAGCAAATGCCGAGCGCGAGTGGCGCGATGCGCAATTGGTCAAAACAGACCCATTGATCACACGCCATCGCGACGAGCTGGAGACGATGGAAAAGACCACGCTGTCGGCTGAGAACTACACAACGTTGCAGCAGTACCGGCGCGATTTGCGCGATTGGCCTTCTTCCACGCTATTCCCTGCCATTGCCAATCGGCCCGACTGGTCGGTGATCGGCGACACAACGGTGAAGAAAACCCGAGCCAGGAAGACGGTCCGGCAATGATGTGCACGGCGTAAGAGAACAGGAGTCAAGTGAATGGATTATCCAAAGAGCGTCCCCAGCGTCGGCCTGGTCGACGGCCGCTTCGTCGATGAAAACCCGGTGGCGGGAACGCCCGGGTCGCTGATACCGGCGGTGTGGGGCAACAGCGTTACACAAGAAATTCTCAGCGTGATTACCGGCGCCGGGATGACTGCCGCCGAGGCTGATACCGGGCAGTTGTTCAAGGCCATTCAGTCGGTTGTCGGTAATGCCAGTCCGATGCGTTCTGTCATCACACGGTTGGCTGCTTCCAAAACACTGACCGGGCAAGAGCTTGGCCTGGTGCTGATCGACGGCAGTCCCGGTGCCTTGACGCTGGTGTTGCCTCCCGCCGACGTCGCTCTTGGCGTGCGTGACGTGATTGTTCGTCGCGTGGACAACAGCGGAAACCGTATGGTCATCCAGGCCTCCGGCACTGACCGCATACGCTTTCACACCCATCTCTCGCCGAGTGGTTATCCATTCTTCGTATTGATGGGCGGCGGTGACTGGTGGCATTTGCGCAGCGACGGTGCTGGCAGTTGGTGGCCTGTGGGGCGCTTCGACAACACGCCACTGGGGCGGCCGTTTTTTGAAACCACCATCGTGCTCAGTCCCGGTGGATACGGCGCGCTGAACGGCACGCTGATGAATCGTGCCGAATGGCCCTGGCTGTGGGACCACGCGCAGCGCTCCGGAATGCTCAATACCGAAGCCACCCGCGTGGGCAACGAGGGCAACTGGACGCCGGGTGATGGTGCTCTGACATTTCGAGGCCCGGAGTTGCGTGGCGAGTTCCTGCGCGTACTGGACGAAGGCCGCAACGTCGACTCGGGCCGCATGATGGGCAGCAACCAGGCGGGTACGGTGCACTCGTATGCCATGGGGGCTCAGGGCGCGGGAGCCATTGGCTCACGTTGGTCTGACAGTCTGGCGGCGGTCGGCGCGCAGACTCACGAAACGAAAACCTACTCCACGCCTACCAACGGAGGCCCGATCTACCCCGCCGGCACCAGCTATCAGATGGATACGGCCAACACGCTTTTGTATTCCTTCTCATCCCGTCCCCGCAACGTTGCCTATCCCGGCCGCATGAAAGTCATCTGAGGTCTTTTCAATGTTCAATTATCTGGTCGATGACGCTGGCGCTCTGGTGGGGCCGGTGGAGTTTTTCGTGACGCCCGGAATCGGCGTTCAATTACCTGCCAATGCCGTTCAACTGGCTTACGAGTTGCCGGCGGCAGAGCAGGGGCGCACGTGGGCGATGGCCAACGGCGTTCCGCGTGAACTGATTGATCTGCGCGGCATCGTGTACCGCAAGGACAACGGTGCCCAGCAGACCTGGAGCGAATTGGGTGCGCTGACGGATGAGTTCACCGCGGAACCTTGCCCGGACGAGTTTCATGTCTGGCAGGACAACGCGTGGGTGCTCGATGAGCAACGACACCGGACGGATCTCACTACCAAAGTCCTCAATCAACGCGACACGCTGCTGCGCGACGCCGTCCTGCGCATTGCCCCCCTGCAATACGCCGAAGACATCGGTGATGCCAGCCACGAAGAACAGTTGCAACTGCTTGAGTGGAAGCTCTACAGCGTCGAGCTGAACCGCATCGAAAAGCAGACCGGTTTCCCCGGCGAAATCACCTGGCCGGCTGTGCCCGGCACAACCGTCACCAGCTGATTGCAGCACAGGAAGCAGCGCAATGGACTATCCGAAAAGCATTCCCGGCGTCGGCCTGGTCGACGGTGGTTTTATCGATGAAAACCCCGTTGCCGGCACGCCCGGGTCGTTGATCCCCGCCGCCTGGGGCAACAGTGTCACGCAAGAAATTCTCAACGCCATCAAGGCGGCCGGACTGACGCCGGACGAGACCAAGACCAACCAATTGGCAACGGCCATTGGCGCCCTGGTCGACTTCACCAAACTGAAGAACACCCCGACCACGCTGGCGGGCTACGGCATCACCGATGCCGTGGGGCGGTTGCTGGCGGTCCGGCAGATCGACGCGGTCGGGATCACGGTTTACAAGCCGAACCCGCGAGCCAGACGGATTCGCGTGCGGCTGGTCGGGGCGGGTGGTTCGGGGGGCGGATGTGCACCC